TGTCTTTTTCCATATCATCAAAGAAAGATCCATAATCAAACCACTTATCCTCAAGAATATTACCAATGATTTTTACTGTACTGCCCCAGCCTTTAGTTGCAACACGGACGTATTTCCCCTTCATGCCCTCATATGTACTACAGCCAACCGTATCCATAATCCGCATGATGGCCTCAATGCCGGAAGCATAACCTTTAAAGTTTTTTGCTCCAACGTATCCTTTGCCAAGGACATAGCCACCATAGCAACAACAAGGTCCATGACCATCAAGACTCAGATAAGAAACAAGGCAAGCGTGGTCTTCCATGCTAAGAGACACATTCTTGATTTCTGCATTCCAAATTTCGTATCCTTCAGCCTCAAGCTGCTCTTTTGTCCATTTTTTCATATATTTACCTCACAAAACGGCACTTTTATCAAGCACTCCAATAATCAGTATATAAAAGTCGAGCGCTCACGTCTGGTTCGTAAGTAGCAAACAGATGTTCACGATGCCATTGACTGCGTACATATTGGATTGCTTCATATTCGCTGTCGGCGGGGACCTCATAGTATGAAAAACCACGTTCACCATCAGCCTTGATATACGACAAGATTACGCCATACACACGAGTTTGACCATAATTCATAACGAACCCCACCTTTCACGGCCACAAGTGTCACAGATGAAGTGCCACTTGTCATGCCAGCTGTGATTACTATCATAGAGCATCGATCCGCCACATCGGCTGCATTTAGGAAGGAACCAACAGAGAAGATGTTTTAAGAACTTAACAATCATCGTTTCCCTTCTTCTCTAAAATACCCGCCGCTTCCATAATCTCAAAGAAATCATCCATCAGAGCATCAGCCATCTTTCCAGAGATTTCAGGAGGTTTTAGACTAAAATCTGCAAACGCACAGCAAAGGCAACCCCAAGGAGTCAGAAAATATCTTTCGTTGTCATCTTCAGGATTGATGTTTTCATAAACGATATTTTCGTCTTCCATCTTAACCACCTGCCTTTTCTACATTCTGAACCATGCAACTCATACCAGGATGAGATTTTTCAAAACGATGATGTGCTTTGTTCATGGCATCATTTTGATCCTGCGCTTTGACCATATATGTATTGAGTTCCTGATGCCCATCATCGTAGTACATTACTTCAACAGACCAATAATCCATATAGCTCCTTTCATGCCACCACACCCACCCTACTAATTTATTTATTGACTCTTGTTAGTTTTAAAACCTCCAAACACAAGTAGAATTAACCAAATTCCACTTGCAACCCACAGTCTAAAATTTGGCCCAAGCATTTTCCAAACACCGTAGAGAATAAGGACTGTGATAAACCAGGATAAAATAAATCCTAAGATATTTGCGAAAATTTTCATTTTATAGCTCCCTCTTGAATATAACCGTAATCCAGTTATCTGGATAATCCTCTTCTTCCTTTGTTGTTTTTACATATCCGGGCATTTCAAAATTCCACGCAAGATAATTTAGAATTTCAAGGTTGTGTAAATCGCAATAATACCAGTCCCATGGTCTACTCCATTTCGACCAGTGAAGAAGATATGCATTATCACGGCAAGTAAGATAAAAACTATTGTCCAAAGTACACACGCTGCACACTTTTGGAAACGCATATCTTAGGATACGGTCAGTCCGCTTATCGCTCCACTTATTCAACTTCTTGCGACGGAACCTCTCTGTGACAACAAAGAGTCTCTCAAGCCAGTATATAATGATAAGAATCGGATATAGAAACCAACAAGGTGTTTTAATGTCCATGTTTTTATAATGATAGTATTTTGTGACCTTGGTTTCTTTCTTCTTTTCTTCTTGCAACTTCTTACTAAGTCTGTCCATAATAAATTCCCACCAACCCACCCTGCTGCTATTCCATCAATAAGATGCTACTTACTCACCCTTAGTTACAACGGTGTCAGCACCCTGTACAGTTACCCAGCCATGCTTCAAACGTGCCTCCGCTTCCTTCATCTGAATCAGTTCAGGAGTAATTGACTCGGAAAGTACCTTATTTGCATCAGCCTCAGCCTGTGCTTCAATCATCTTGACATCAGCTTCCGTCTGAGCCTTGACCTTATCAGTTTCAGCCTGAGCCAGAGCAGTCTGCTTATTCAGTTCAGCAATTTCTGCGTCCTGCTTAGCCTGCTCCTTGGCACGAATCTTCTGCATCAGTGTATCATCCGGCTGTGCATCAACAATCAGAGCGGAAGAGACATTGATACCGTATTCGGCGGTCAGCTTCTCATTCAGGTAATTGGTAATTGCAGTATTCACACCTGCTCGATCATCAGAATAAATCTGCATGACACTAAACTGAGGAGTCACTTCCTTGACATAAGCAATAATGTCATTCTGAATTTTGCTCTCCATAAGGCTCTCGCCGTCCATGCCACCAAACTTGGTATACAGCTCAACGACATGCTCAGGCAGGAAATTATAGTTTACAGTCAGATTGATTGCAATCGTACCGCCATTAGCAGGAGCGTCAATGTGCCAATCTGCGTGTTCCTTTGCGCCATAGTCGGACGGAGCATTAGAAAATACCACTCGCTGCTGAGTAATCGGGAACTCAGACACATGCTTCAGGGGACTCATAAAGTGCCAGCCCTGAGAAATAGTCTGCTGCTCAACACCCTTGGCAGAATACACAACACCTACATAACCGGTATGTACCCGCTCGGTACAAAGCACTACGCCAACTGCAACGAGAAATGCAACAAAAATTGCCATAAATTTCTTCATAAGTATCTCCTCAATCTTTATAGTTGTCTTTCAGAATGTAATAGGCGATAACCCATACAATCACGAAGAAAACAATGATTTCTTTCATATGTAATCCCACCAACCCACCACTTGTACATTATTTAGTTGTCGCTCAAATGAACTACTCGATCTCGAATTTCCTGAGTGCGCCCTTGATTCCAAAAATTGGTTCCCAGGTAACCGCAGGTACGTCTTACGACATTCATTTTGTTCTGGTCACGATTACCACAATTCGGGCACTCCCATACAAGCTTGTGGTTTTTCTCATCTTCTACAATTTTAATTTCGCCGTCGTAACCACAGCACTGGCAGTAGTCGGACTTGGTGTTCAGCTCCGCATACATGATGTTGTCGTAAATGAACTGCATAACACTAAGCACCGCAGGGATGTTCTGCTGCAGATTTGGCACCTCGATATAGCTAATCGCCCCTCCGGGAGAAAGCTTCTGAAACTCGCTCTCAAACTTTAGCTTAGTGAAAGCATCGATATGTTCACGGACAACGACATGATAAGAATTTGTTACGTAGTCATGGTCAGTAACATCTGGAATCATACCGAACCGCTTCTGCAAGCAACGTGCAAATTCATATGTAGTGGACTCCAAAGGAGTACCATACAGGGAGTAATCGATGTTTTCAGCGGCCTTCCACTCGTTACACTTATCATTCATGTGCTGCATAATTTCGAGAGCGAAAGGTTTAGCATCAGGATCGGTGTGGCTCTTGCCCGTCATATACTTCACACACTCATACAGACCGGCATAACCCAGGCTGATGGTGGAGTAGCCGCCGAAGAGCAACTTGTCGATCTTCTCGCCCTTCTTTAGACGAGCTAATGCACCGTACTGCCACAGGATAGGGGCCATATCAGAAGGAGTGCCGAGTAGACGCTTGTGACGAATCTGTAGAGCTCGATGACACAATTCGAGTCGTTCATCGAAGATTTTCCAGAATTTATCCTTGTCCCCTTCTGAACTGCAAGCCACATCTACCAGATTGATAGTGACCACACCCTGGTTAAAGCGGCCATAATACTTATGCCCCTTAACCCAATTCTTGGCATTAGCTACGTTCTCAGTGGTGCGGTCAGGAGTAAGGAAGGATCTACAGCCCATGCTAGGCCACACACCGCCCTTGAGCTCCTTCATAACCTTTGCGGAAATATAATCAGGAACCATTCGCTTGGCAGTACACTTAGCCGCCAGCTCAGTCAGGTAATAATACTTGGAATCAGGATGAATGTTATCCTCATCAAGAGTATAAATGAGCTTTGGGAAGGCCGGAGTGACCCATACACCAACTTCATTCTTTACACCCTGAATGCGCTGCTTTAACACTTCTTCAACAATTAGAGCCAAGTCATCACGAGTCTGACCTTCTGGAACTTCATCGAGGTACATAAACACGGTGATAAAAGGGGCCTGACCGTTTGTAGTCATCAAAGTGACGACCTGATACTGGATGGTCTGCACGCCACGAGCAATTTCTTTATGTAAACGCTCTTCTACAATTCGATTGATAGTTTCAGACTCCGGCATCTTATCGATTTCATTATTCTGAACCATCTCGTAAAATTCTTGGTGTACTTCACTTGTAATCTTCTTGCGGGAAACATCTACGAATGGAGCCAGATGTGAAAGTGTAATACTCTGACCTCCAAATTGCATCGAAGCCACCTGTGCAATGATCTGGGTGGCAATGTTGCAGGCAGTGGAAAAGCTGTGGGGCTTCTCGATATAGGTGCCAGAGATGACGGTGCCGTTCTGGAGCATATCTTCCAGATTGACCAGATCGCAATTATGACAGTGCATCACAAAATAATCTTTATCATGCACATGAATTAAACCATTTTTGTGTGCATCTCGGATATCCTTTGGAAGTAGAAGTCTGTCAGTTAGTTCCTTAGATACCTCTCCAGCCATGTAATCACGTTGCGTGCTATTGATGGTTGCGTTCTTATTACTATTTTCCTGATTGATTGCGTCGTTCTGGGCATCAAGAATTTCAAGAATACTTGCGTTGGTTTTCTCTTTATCTCGAATTTCCTGACGATACTGTCGCCACTGACTATATGCATCTGCAACATCAATGAATGGGCTATTTGCTAGACTGTCCACTACGATATCCTGAATCTGCTCAACAGAAAGAATGTCCGGCATGTCTGCGATATAGTCAGCAATCGCATTCGACACACGAGCGTCGATACCACCCGGCGTACAGGTCATCGCCTTCTCAATCGCATTTACAATCTTACTTTTATCAAAAGGAACTTTCGTTCCATCGCGTTTAATCACATATTCCATGCAATCACCTCTTAATCTTCCAACCAACGATTTTCGGTCACATAAAAAACTCCGACCACAGCTACAATCAATGCGATCCAGAATACATAAAACCAAACCACTCGTGTACCAGCTGCAGAAATCATATAATCTCGTGCTTCTTCAATGTTTTTATCTTTAATGAACTGTGCATTATGTATAGTTTTATCGTTCAAATTCGCGTATAACGTACCATCATAACGAACATCTTTGACATAAAACTCGAATTTCACATGAGGACTGACTTGTACCGTAGTCAGGTACTTGCTGGATGGCATCTTGATGTCACTATACTCAAATTCTTTGCCAAGAAACGTAATATTCTTAGAATTATGTTCTTCTGAACTGTAATAATCCCAAGTCCAGTACGTTTCGACTCTTGTTTTTGTATGGCCTTTGCTATCCGTAGTAGTGACAGTTCGTGTATGCATCGTGTAATGCTTTTCTTCGCAATAGATATACATCCACTGACCATCGATACGTGGATCGTTTACGGTATCTACTGCTTCTAGTGCGCCTTGGCAAAATGCGTTGCCTACGTTAGTTCTTATTCCATAATCAAACATATTTTCAGATTCAATCGAAATTGCTGTATTATATTCTTTTTTCTGCTCAAGCGAATCTCTGGTGATATTTCCAGCGATAACGCTACCAAGTATCAGCATAATGAACACAATACCAACACTGACGATCAATTCACGATAAGTAATTTCGGCATTACCGATTTCCAAAAAGGTCCCCGACTGCCGGTGCCGCCTCATTCCCCTCATAGGACAGATACTCATAATTCTGAACCTCATATCCAGTCAGACCCAGCAGAAAGGAGTTCGGAAACTTACGAACGCTCTGCTTATATTCCTTCACGACACGATTGTAATCGCCACGATAGTTTGCAATCAAATTTTCAGTGACGGATAGCTCATTCATAAGCTCCTTGTAGTTGTCGCTAGACTTCAGTTCAGGATATGCTTCTGCAATAGCTGCAATCTGAGTCGTAATCTCTTGAGCGGTCTGGCCGGAAGCGCCACGAGCATTCACAACATCCATCAAAGTCTGATACTCATGTTGGTCATAAGCCTTGACGGTTTCAACCAAATTTGGAATCAGATCAGCTCTGCGCTTTTCCTGAATTTCAATGCCAGACTTAGCTTCCTGAATCTGCTCTTCATAAGAGATGGCCGTGTTCTTAGGCCCCTACACCATAAAGGTCATGCCAAGAATGGAAATCAACACGACACAAATAACGATAATAGGTAACTTCCAGTTGTATCTCATTTATGTAAACCTCTTAAAACTTGACATCATCGGCATAGACTTTAGAGTTCAGCATCGAATGGTCAACCTTATTAACTCCTTTGTTATTTGGAGACATAGTATCATTATGAGCGCTCGGAACCACAGCAGTTTCAATACTGCACGTCGGCTCTGCCTTTGCCAGTTTTTCTTTAAATGAATCATCAGGACGATAAACCAAATCATGACAGACACCGCCGAGATTTGGATCATAAAAATAATCGTTAATGTCCTTCTTTGGCGTCGTAGTCAACTTATCAGTGACCTCATTAGGAACTTTCTTGAGCGTATCTACTACACTTTCAGCAATCTTTTGCTGTTCCTCTAAAAGCCGGATTTTATAGTCCAAATACCAACGTGCCTTCGTCAAATCTTGAAGCAGTGAATTGCCATCCTTGTGCCCTGCACGGCTCAGATACTTACCAGTGTTCCAAAGATAAGCATCCTTGTCCAAACCCCACTCTCGCAGCACTTTGATGGCCTCATAGGGATTGTCTGCACCGCCGTAGTGAGATGGATGGTCTGTGTTCTTCTTGATTTCATCAAGTGTTTCCATCAATAACCTCCTTATTTTTTTCAATAGGCTTATAAACATCTGCCAGCTTCGGATGACGGCCACAGCAACCACGACCCTCTGGGCAGAACGGATACTTCGGATTAGCCTCGCAGGAAGGAACCATCCAGTTTGCTACTTCAGGGCAAACCTGTGCAACTTCCTTCTTCATTTCTGTAAACATCTCGCGGATTTCTTTTTGAGCCCTAGAACAAAGTCGAAGATGACTCATCTCAATCAAAGCACGAGCGTTCATCGTAATGTAAAACTCTGTACAGCAAGCATTTGGCAGAACTGCACGGGCGTCTTCGTTTTTGGCGTTGTGATACTTCTTGAGGATCTGATAATCGGTATCAATGTCCGACATCATATTATCGAAAACATCAGCATCTTCACCGGTAAACGGGTTCACATACTTGAATCCATCCTCGCTGCAATAACGCTGGCTGCGGCAGCTCATGCTAATATGTCGATGACGACTAATCTGTGCCAGAAGTGCTCGGCTTACATCTTTGACGTAGAACGTAAAGTTGATGTGTTCAAGCACAGAATAGTGACCACTGGCTTTACATCCCTTGGCAATTTTATAGTCGTCAGTCATTGAAGAGTCATAACAAATACTCGCAGCTTCCTCCACAATATCTAAAGGATTCTTATCACTTGTAGGAATAACTCGCTGTGTATATGCGATCAAATTAACTGTCATTTAATCCTCCTTAATATTCGTCCTGCCAGTTTTCAGGAATGTCGTTCTCACCAATTACGATGCAATTTCTAGGTGCGACATTTAAAGTGTACTGACCATCTTGAACTTTAATCATTACGTTCATAATGGCGACAACTTTATGAATACTCCAAAGAACTCCTCGACCTTTTCGAGTTCTAGCTCTAAGAACTGTGTCGCCAATATGAATTTCTCTATTAAGAATATCGGTTACCATTTAATCCTCCATTACTTTAGAAGTGCAAACTTAAACCAATCTGGAAAGTTGGATACTGAGATCCCATACTTGACAAGGCAAGACAACAGCCACAACGCAATCATAATTCCGACCGCAATAAGATAATCCTTAAAAATCTTAATGAAAGCGATCCACATCTTAATCGTATCTTTCACTTAACTCACCTCTTTATCCCATTCATCTCTACGTTTTAGTGAAACAAGATAGTTATGTTCAGTTGTCACAACACAATCATCTGCTTCCCGGTAAATAAGTTCGCCACGTTGTTCAATCGGATACCATCGTTCGAAATAAACTATATCTTTTTGATGATTATCTTTTTCAATTTTTTCGACCCTTACAGCCGAGATCATTGCAAAATAAGGGAGGCCAGATGGAACCTCTGTAATCAACACATAATCTCCAACACCAAATGAATTCCCGTATTGGTCAACTGCCACTTACCTCACCTCTTTTAATCAATTCATCTACAGTAACCTCTCCACAGAGAACCTGTTTAAGCTGCTCTTCTGACAACTGATATGTAATCGGCTCTCCACACTCGACAGGATATCGAGCTAAGGTTCTATAATACTCTGCAAGGGCTCGTTCCTTACGACCCTGCTCACGATGGTCAATACCAATCATATCGCCCCACCTCCTTCCTCAAGTTTTTCGCTCTTACCAGTTACGACATATACATCATCTTCGAGATCTTCTTTTGGAATCACAACTACGATGCCTAGTTCTTTTTCAAATGGCATACCATCCATCATAATAATGTAATATTCATCCAAATCTGCGAACACTTCGTATGCGTTACCCTTTTTAAGTTGAACAAAAGTATCTATTGTAGCAACATAACTGTAATAGTCCGTCCTGAAGTACATCCTCATTAGGACTCCTTGTAGGGTTCCATATCACCCTTCCAAATCTGGAAATAAGGATGTGCGTCAATGCCGTAAACCTGACCCTTCAT